CCGCATTATAGTTGATGGCTTGATTAAGAAACTCGATACTCCTCGTAAGAGGATTTTCGCGAATCCTATCAGTAAACCATCGCATTAGGCCTTGCTGCATGTATTGAACATTAGCAGGCTCAATGGCTATAACGCGAGGGGACTTGAGAGTTTTGGGTACAAAGACTACTCTGACGGGTAGCTCTTCTCCAATTCCCAAGTATCGTATTCCTTCCAACTCGCTCGCCCACCCGAAATTAGGTAAAGCGTGCAAGTCAGATGGGTACGATCCCTCAGACCTGTCGTACCACTGATAGATCTTCCTACGCTCGTTTTGGCGTAGACGATCGGCAGTGACACCAGGACCATGCCTACAAATGATATCATCATCCCCAGGACCACCAAGAAAAGTGGTCCCAACGATGATCCTTGAGATCGAATCCAAGGTAGGATCCGTCTTTTGGGAAATATTGTTGTATTCATGGTAGAGGGTCTCCTCATTCGTGATATAATTCTTCAAGGCCTTGCGCTCCCTTTCGGGTGAGCAAGGTTTATTAATTTTCTTGAAGAGGTTACAAATTTGACGAATAGCAAAAATTGCATCAACGTCAAATTCCTCACGAATGGCACCATTGTCGTCGAAAACCAGGTTGGTGAAACCCGACAGAAATGCCGGGAGCCGCCTGCTACAATTAACCTTCCTAAAGGAAAGGAAGTGAGTAGCATGAACCTGCCCTCCCTCAAGAGCTGACAAGAAATCAGCTTCAAAGGTTGGCAAGGTAAGGGTTAAGAAACCCTCACCTTCGTTTTCGAGACGTGATATAGCGTAAGCTATATCACGCTTTGCGCACAGCGACATCTGCAATGCTAGTTCTTCTAGCACGCAGGTGAGGAGCGTGGTCAGTCTTTTCATCGTAAACCTCATTTATATGGGGAAAACGAAACTGTAAAGACTTGCAGGTTAAGTGGCTTAATCCACCGAGTTCGAATGAACTCGATCTATTCGGTTGGTAGCCGAATCGCCCTTAACAGTAAGCGCTGTGACAACGGCAGCAATAACTGCTGCTATAGTCCCTAGAATGGAGAGAATCTTCTTTCTAGAGGCCATTGTCTCAGTACTCCCCTACGAGCAACTTCAACGTTGCGGCATTCGAACTCGCCGTCAGGAATGACGTCAAGGACGTTACCATATCGTTGAGTTGATCGTCCGTGAAACCCGCCCGTGGCTCGTCAATGACGAGATACACGGAGGCGCCGACTTCACCAGTCAGCCCCGTCAAGGGATTCTCATAGCTCTGAGAACGAGCTACGCGAACCTCGCGACGAAAGCGTTTCGCGGTGGTGTTCTGCTTGATCGTGACGTTTTG